GATCGACAGGTCCTCTTGCAGGTTGCGGCCGAGAGCTCGGGAGGAAATGCGATAGGCTCCCGTGCCTGGTTGATACCGGGCCGCGCCTCCGAAGATCTCCGGCACCCAGCGATCAAGGGCTGCAAGAGCCGCCGTGTTGACCGCCTTGAACGGGCTGTCTTCCGCCGGGACAGAAACGGGCCGCTCATGCCTGACGGCAGGCTGAACCGCCGGCTCATCGTGGCGCACCGGACGAAAGGCCTCCGCTCGAGCCGCAAGCAGCTCCAGCGTGCGTGGCGCCGGCAGGATATCCGTTGGCGTCCCTGGAACATGCCAGCCGGTGATAGTCAGGTATCGCTTGTCTCGGTAGATCTCGACACCCGCGGGATCACTCTTGATGGTCTTCTCCGGCTTCCCCGCTGCGATGAGCCGTAGGCCGGTCTCCGAGGGAGAGACCTCACAATAGGTCTCCCCCAGATCAACGATCTGCTGCGCCCAATCGTCGAGCTCGCCCGTATCAGGGTCTCGGCAGTCGTCGAGGTCGATGCCGGTTAGGCCGTCGTCATCCGTCAGAACATACCCTACCCCGTCCATGCGCGTGCGCTGGGCGCGGTTTGCCGCCTCCTGGTACGAACCCCAGTGCTTCGGGTTGCTATGGCTCGCAGGCATCCCGCTGGCTGGCTGGTATGGCGGCTTTGTGGGCTTGCCGCCCTCGCGGGGGACATACTTCCAGCACACCCACTGACGGCGGCTCTTGAGCCTGGCGATGGCCGGGATCTCAGGAAAGGACGAATAGTCGCTGAGCGGCTCGATCGATGAGGCGTCAAACTGGAAGGGGAGCGCTACCATGGCTAGAACGGCGCCTTCCCGCTCTGAACCTCGGTCCGGATGGCCGAGCCGAAGGTGTTGATGACGGTTTGCAGGAACGTTTCCCACTCTTCGGGCTGGAGCTTTGCGAGATCAGTGACGCCGAGGCTGTCCAGGTACCCACCGGCAGCTTCTCCAGCCTGCGCCAAGGCGCGCTTCTCGAACTCGTCAAAATGGCGGTCGCTCATCTTGTAAGCCTCCGGTCCCAGGTCTTTGCATTCGTTGCAAAGCCAGCCGACTTTCTTCTCGGTGCCTGTCCCAATTCCGTCCGCCCGGCGGCGGCAGATGAAGCAGCATTGGTCGTTGTTGAAGGGTCTCATCATTCGGCCCCGCTATCAGCCGATGGTCTGCTCGTAGTGGCCAAGGCAAACCATCGCTGAACACGCGCCTCGACATCTGCAGTTTGCTGATCCAGAGGGGCGAATTCCTTCTCGGGATGCACTCCGGGGAGCCATACGCTGGCGGACCACCATTTGGCGCGCTTTCGGAGCCAAGCGAGCTCAGCCTGATTGCACCCAGAAAGGAGCCACCTCGTCTTGCCATCCTCGCTTTCTATCCAATGAAGATCGACACTCACGCCGCAGCCTCCTGCTCAATGTGCGGGAACCGATACCCGACCACCTCGAAGAACTTGCCCGCAGGCCTGACCTGGATCTCGGTAGGGGTGCGCAGCTCCTCCGTCCGCGCCAAGGCTTCATCGACGGTCTCTGGCGGGGGCATCACACCACCCATCCGCCTCCACCAGCCGTGAGCCTTCGATCGGGCAAACCCTTCGTGCTCGAAGCACACCCATGACCGGTGGATGGTCAGGCCACACGTGTATTCGACGCGCATGGACGTCGGAGAGCCGATCTTGGTGTGCTTGTAGAACCGGGCGTCATCGACGACTGACCATTGCGGCAGCCCGGTCGACATGATGTGCCGCTCACCGTCGGCCGTTGCCTCATGCTTCGGCCCCTCATCCACGGACCATTCGTGGCCGCAGCATTGGCAAGAGCGTGCATTCAGGGCCGCCAGCGTCTTGCAGGTCGGGCATTCCTTGGCCCGAACACTATCGACCCCAACCGCGGCCTCCTTGCCCGACGAGTTCCGGACCTTCTTGACCTTGATCGCATCGACGGGACCATGGCGCCGAACATTGCCAGCAAAGTCGAGGATGAGGCAGTTGTCCTTGCCATCTGCAAGCCGCGTTCCACGGCCGACAATCTGGACGTAAAGGCCTGTCGAGAGCGTCGGCCGCAGCATGGCAACCAGATCAACAATCGGAGCATCAAAGCCCGTCGTGAGCACCATGGCGTTGGTAAGACAGCGGATCCGGCCCTCACGGAAGTCCCTGATGATCCGGTCGCGTTCGCCTTGGGGTGTCTCGCCGCTCACGCATTCGCACGAGATGCCGCGAGCCCGGATGGCGTCCCGCACGTGCTCGGCATGGGCAACGCCCGCGGCGAACACGAGCCAGGCCCGCCGGTTCTCGCCGAAAGTCACGATCTCATCGACTGCCGATTGGGTAATCCAGTCCTGGTCGACAGCAGCCTCAAGAGCGCCGGCGACAAACTCACCGCCTCGGCGAGCCACTCCGGACACGTCGATTTCGGTCGTGGTCGCCTTCGACACGAGGGGGGACAGGTAACCGTCTTTGATGCCGCGAGCGATGTCGTAGCTGTAGATGATCTCGGAGAAGAGGCGGTTTTCACCCTGGTCCAGCCGGCCCGAATCCATCCGGTACGGTGTGGCGGTGAACCCCGCCACTCGGAGATCCGGAACAACTTCGCGCAGGTCATCGAGCAGGCGGCAATACATCCCCTCGCCTGCTTTCGGGACGAGATGCGCTTCGTCGATCAGGATGAGATCGCGCGGCCCGATCTGCTTGCCCAGACGATGGACGGACTGAATCGAGGCGAACAGGATGGGGGAATAGCGGTCGCGCTGACCTAGTCCGGCCGAGTTGATACCGATCGGAGCCTGGGGCCATGCACGGATGAGTGCCCTGGCGTTCTGCTCGACGAGTTCCTTGACGTGCACGAGCATAAGCACGCGCATGTCCGGCCAGGCGGTCAGCAGCTCCTTCGTGAGCGTGGAGATGATCACGCTCTTGCCGGTGCCCGTGGCAGCCTCGATCAGCGGATTGCCGCCACCGTTGCGCCAGTAGTCGAGGATCGCGTTGATGGCTTCGCGCTGATAGTAACGGAGTTCGGTGCTCATGCGACACCCCATTGCTGCAGGATCTGTTCGACGGGTAGGCCGGTGACGGCGGCCTCTTTCCGGGCTTGGGTTCGCATCCGGTACCGCTTCCGCTTCTCGGCCCTCTCCTGCTCGTCCAGCCTCTCCCACCAGTTCTTGACGTGGCGCTTGTTGCGCTCGCGGGCTTTCAGATGGGTGAGCGGGTTGAGATGGCTCTCCCAGGTCGTGGTGATGTGCCCGCGGCGGCAGACGCGGCGGCGCCGAACGAGGCCGTTCTCCATCTCGCGGGTGTCCTTGACCGAAGTCTTTCCTTGGCAATGAGGACAGATCATGCCGCCCTCCCTGATTGCGAGAGGCGCTCGATTTCACGTTGGATGTACCAGCGCGCCTTGAGGAGATCCTCCACAGGGTCATCCGACTTCAGCCCTGCCCGCCAGATGTACTTGATGGCGTTCCCGAGACAGAAGTTCATATGCTCTACGACGGCGATGCATTCGATCCCGGAAGGGTGTGCCGTGTAATAGGAGGGATGATTGATCTGGTCGGTCATGCCGCCCTCCCCTGGCTACCTTCGCCGTCGTGCCACTCGCTGCCGTCGGCAAGGCGGTAGACAACGATGTCCTCGCCGATCACATCGATCTGCTCGCCGGGCACGAGATCGGGGATGTAGCGGTGTGCCGGGCATCCATCCTGCATGTCCCGATACGACAGCTCCCGATCCCAGCGGGCACAATGCCACTTGGCTCCCGGCATTGGGCTGCTATGCAGGCACGTCCTACAATTATTCCGAGCGAACTGCCCCTCATGGCAGAGCCCCTTGGCCAGACACCAGGCGCACGCGAACGCCGCCTTTGAGGCCGGATCCTCATGCGCTCGGACCGGTGGCCGGCTGGCATTGACGATCCGCTCGATCCGGGCCTCCAGGGCAATGCAGAACGCCGCATCGTATGGGATGCGCTCCGCATAGATCGCGTCATCGTTCTTGTTGGCGGCCAGGTAGAGAGCACGGTGAATGCCAGTGCCATGCATGTAGAGCTGGCACTGCGCGAAGTGGTCCGGCTTGCCTTCCCGGAGCCCTTTTTTGGTCAGCTCCTTGAAGGAGCGATCATTGTGCGACTTGCACTCGACGATGTGCACGGTCGCCGGCGCTTCGGGCAAACCGACGGCCCGGCCGTCGATCTTGCCGCGGAGGTGCCCGTCAGCCAGCTCAACCTTCAGCTGCTTGCCCGTGGCCTCGTCGGTTTCCAGCACCTCACAGCCGATCAGCCTCAGGTCGTTCAGGAGCCAGCGCTCGTACTCATTGCCGGTCCGAAAGCGGCGCTCGCGCTGACCATCTGGAGCTTCATGGGGTGCCGCCCACCTAAAGGCGTACCAAATGGCCCGATCGCAGGGGTTCGCTACGCTGGACATGGCGACACCCGCGCCATCACCGTTCCAAGCCTTAGCAACATAGGCCTGATCGATGGCGTTGGCGGTATGTGAGATGGGGGTCGGGATCTCAGCCATGGGCCGCCTCCCTCATCACCTGAGCGAGGCCAAGGCTGCGGTAGGCTGCAATCACGGCCCAAGCCTGCGTTCGGGCATCGGATAAGGCGTCATGGTGCACATCGCCGGGCGAGCGGAACTCGCTCAGATCCTCAATGCCGGCGAGGTCGTACAGTGTGCGGGTGTCCCGGACGTCCCGGTGCGACCACGCCTTGCGCAGTTCCAGCCGGTCGAAGGCCGCATCCAGCATCACCGGATCAAAGGTGGCTCCGTGCGACCAGATCCGGCGCGGGGCGTTCAGTTTCTCGATCCAGATGGCGAGATTGGTCAGGGCGCGGTGCGGCGTGTCACCGAGCTCCATTGCCCTCATGCGTGCAGCCTCGTCCTGCTGCATCCACCAGCGAACGGTCCCAGCGTCGATCGTGAGGCCCGCGGCTTGGGATTCCACAGGGTCGATGCAGGTCGAAAACTCGGGCCCGAGGGTGCCCCGGTACGGGTCGAAAGCGACGGCGCCGACGGAGAGGATGACAGATCCGGGCCTGACGCCGAGGGTTTCAATGTCCGCCATCACATGGGTGACGGCATAGGTATCCTGTGCCATGAATCGGTTCTCCCGAATGGCTTGAGAAAGTCAGAGGGGTGAAGGGCGGTCGGGCGTGTGCTTGGCGGCTTCTCCCGACCGCCCGGCTATCTTAGGCGGCTGAACGGTTCCAGGGCCGGTTCCCAGCCGGCGCCGTCGAGCGGGGCTGCTGAGTCGGAGCCGTCCTCTGAGCCTGAGGCTGAGCCTTGGCCGCAGGAGCGGCGCCACCGAGCGGCCGGAAGCGCTTCACCTCGTTTCGCTCAGGATCGTT